CAATCCAACACCATTTACAAAGACTAAAGCATTATCTTTGGTCTTCACACCTACAACCAACCAACCTAATACACCAACAAACTGCACATATAAATTAATCGGATAGATATTAAATGATGTTAAGACTAGCCCGCAAGATAAAATTAGGGAGCTTGCCCATTTAATTTTATTCATCTCCAATCTTTGCTAAAGCACTAATCTCAATATTTTTTATAAACTCTAATGTTTTAAGATATGGTCTTCTAAACTTTTCATATTCTTCTTTAGTTATACCAATCAACTCAGGTCTATTATTATTGTCGTAAATAAATTGTCCTGTGCCTTCGCAATGATTGCACTTATCAATACTGTTCTTTGTTTTTACTACGCCCTGGCCTTTGCAAAATGGGCAGACAGTCACTATCGTTTCCCTTAACGCAAGATTAATAAAGTTTCTAATCAAGTATCTGTCTTTTCTTATTTCATCTGCTGATATATATTTAAGAAAGATATCGCAAACTTCCTCATAAATATCATCAAATACTAATGACTTTGCATAATTGTTGTCAGTATACTTAGCCATTAAAAAATCGTATTCTCTATTGTCCAAACCCCTAGTTCCTAAAAAATGTGATATGTCTTCAGAAGTAATGGCATCATGATTGCCACTTGAAATTTCATAATTCATTGATTTAGCAGTTAACAGCGACAATAAATCAGCTTTCATCCGTTTTCCATATCCTATATTTTTCTCTTGCAAGCGTTCTAAACCTACAAGGAATCCCCTTTCTCCATGCATATTTTCTCACAGAATCAACAATATTGTAATCATTAACTACAAATGAATCTCCATACTTCATCTTCATGAAAGCATCTACATATTCTTTATACTTCCACGGCCTACCCGTAACTGATGTAGGCGCAGGGATATCAGTATCTATTACTATCTTCGCCATTTACCTTGCCTCAATAAAAATTTTTGGAACTCATCCATTTCATATTCATCCTTATGTATCTTTCTAGATTTTTTATGGTCAGGCACTCTTTGCTCATTTATCTTTTTTTCTACAGGCATGCCATGCAAAATTGGCAAACAATCCTGCGGCCTTTTTACAATAAAGTACCACTTATAAAATTTCTTTCTAAAATCATACATACCTTCTGTAATAAAATTACTTTCTACAAGAAACTTAAACATAGCTACTCGGCCGTTGTAGTTACATATAATATCTATAAGGCAATCTTCACCTTTAGTAAAATGCACCATAACACCCTTATCAGTTAAGTTTTTCTTTACAGACTTCTTTAAATTCTCGAAGTAAGTCTCTTTGTCTACCATATTTTTCTTCCCATACTTTAGTACCTAAAGTGTGTATACCCTCTCCTCCTTGGTGATGGTGATGACAGAGTGGAATAAATTCCTTGTTCTTCAACGCCATTCCTGCGCCCGTAATGTGATGAATACAGGGCTGAGTATACACACCATATTTTTTTTTACATACAATACATCCATACTCTATAGCCTGTTTGTATGCCTGTTGTGTAGCTTTGTTAGGTTTCTTGGCCATCCATAAAATAGTCTATAACATCTTTTATCTTTACCAACATTCCTTTAGATGTATTGTCGTCTCCTCCTATACTTGGTCTACCTTTCCTTGCTATCTTTTTCATGTCTTCGATAGGCACAGTCAAGGTGAAGCATACCTTATTTTCTTTATAAAATGACACAACCCAATGCTCTGCATGAGTCATAGCTATTCCGCTTTTGTGTCCCCTGGACTCGTATTCGACAAACATGTTTCCCGTACTAGTCCATATATCTCTCTCAGCTTTACATTCAGTCTTGCCTTCGATTAAGTCATGCATTACTGTCCCATAATACTTTTCAGATATAAGGCCGAAGTCTAAATCAAATTCAAATGTATTATTATCTTTGTGATATTTCAACCAAGTTCTCCGTACAGTTTTTTCTCACCTCTAAGGTTAGCTGAATTCGTTCTAAATAAATTACAAGCAGTTTCTATGCTGCTGATATGGTGGCGCAAAGATAAATACTTTTTCTTCTGTTCTTTAATTAAAGGTATGTATTTAATTACGCTTTCATGGCTCTCAGCCATTGATTCTCTATCTCTTACAGTAAGGCCTTGGTCTTTAGTTTCTAAAAATACTGTAGCCTTGGTTATCTTATGCATAGATTCTAGATATTGGTATTGACTCTCAGCTTCTGCAAGTTCAGCGCCTTTTTCTCTAATCTCTATAACTGCTTTTTCTAGTTCTTGCTCGCCCAGTCTTATCATATTAATCTACTCTCAATATATTTTATAGAAAACCTTTCTTTGTCATTAGGCGTAAAGACCTTAGAGTCCAAGCCGTAACGATGGCGGACAGAATTAATCTCATTGCAATAACAATTCCACTCTTGATTTATATTATCTCTATGCTCATCTATAAAATCATTTTTTGCTGTCATCTTTTTTATCCTCTTGTTTTTTGTTTTTTCTAAAAATTTCATCGAAGTTTTTTCTGAACTTCTCAGTATCTACAGGCCTATATCTATCACCTTTTCCTGCTTGTATCATTGCTTGTTGCCTATCAGTTTAGTTTTTAACTTGTTGGGTAAAGCGGCAAAAGTTTCCCTGCTACCTTCTTCTAAATATAACTGTACAAACTTCTCTTCCAGTTTTTTAGTTTGGTATTCAGGCAACTTATGCATCTCTAGCCCGCCTAACTTATTGTATATAGCTACCGCTTTTTTATCTTTTACATCTTTACGCTTGAAGAAATCATTGAACATTTCTCTTATGACTGACTCAGATGTCTGTAAGAATTTAGTTAGATGACATATTTGTGGTTTCCACTCGCCATCATTGGTTTCACAATGCAGCAAGAAGGCCGACATACAATCATCTAGAGAATACTTTTGTAAACTAAGCCAAAACATACCACGCTGTACATTATTTATCTTAGCTTGCTTAGGATAAGTATTCTCAATCACATCCATAAATGCACTAAACTCTCTCTGATTCATCTTGCTCCTCAACCTGTTTCTCGAATGCAGCAATAGCATTCTCATCAGCAATCTCTTCTATATCTTTATAGTTTCCTTGCTCTTCATCGTATAATAGTTCTTTTACTTTGCTCATTTTATCTCCTACTTACCATAACTTTTCGAGAATGAAGTTGCTTTTATGCCCTTACTAAAGTTTCTCTTAAGTCTTTCATGTCTTATTTTGTTACGAGTAATTTTTTTATTTTTTTTCTTCTTCGATACCTTGCTTATTTTATATACATTATTTTTCATTTTGTACCTCACTTTGTTATTTAATGTCATTATATATGTGGTTAATTGCATAATCAACTTGTTTTTAAAATTATTTATGATTATAATATGGACATGAAAAACATTATGGAGGTCAATATGACAAACAAAACATTAATACATAAGGTATTCGACATACAATCAGAGATTGGAAGTGTTGAAAAAACAGATGGGGGCGGTGTTCCTTACAAGGTGTTAGCATATAACGATGTTAATAAGAAAGTAAGAGAACAGCTTATAAAGCATAGGGTTTGTATGATACCAAACACTACGCAACACTCTAGAAATGGCAATTTTACAGAAGTATTGGTTGGTGTAACCTTATACGATGTAGATAATCCTAGCGATACTATGGAAATCAATGACTTTGTAGGATATGGGGTAGACCCATCGGATAAAGGCATTGGTAAAGCATATTCTTATGGCTATAAATACCTATTTATGAAGTTATTTAACATGAATATAGGCAAGGATGAGGAAAGCGAAGATAAAAGCCCACTCAGAGATGAGCCAGTAACAGATAAAAATCTTGTAGCTTTGCAAAATGCTAAAGACAAAGAAAAAGAGATGGAAAATCAATTAAAAACTGGAGGTATGCAAGATGGAAAAACTAATGAAAAACAATTCGGTAAAATCTTACAATCTTCGTAGTTCTAACTTTAAGTCTTATGCTTTTGGTATGGACACAAAGCGTGAAGAGCAGTTACAGCTAGACTTGAAAGGTGAGCAGAAACCTATCCCGCAAGATATGATGTGCTATGTCGACTATGGCGTAGAACATGAGACTTGCGGTATCGGCAAATGGATACTAGTTAACAAGATGATTGCCAGGAATTATGGCGATAATCAGCAAAACTATATTATACAGGACTGGCTAAACCTAAGAGAAGATACTGTTGTAGATATCAGCACAACGCCCGATGGCATATCCAAGGATGAGTCAACGCTAATTGAGGTTAAGTGCAGCAATATGGGCAACTCTAATTATAAAGAGTTCCCAAAGCGCTATTTACCACAGATTGCAGGCCAAATGATGATATTGAACATGCTAGGCATACCTGTTGAGCAAGTAGATTTAGTCAATTGGACACCAATTAAGACTAAGATATGGAGATTCGAGAAAGATAAAGATTATGAGAGATATCTTATCGACCACCTAGAAGAGTATAGTCTTGCACTCTTGAGCAAAAAGGATTTGCCTGAGAAGAAAAGAAGGTACACAAAAAAACTAAAATTTGACCTTATCTACGGAGGATAATATGGCAAAACAATACATAAATATATTTATAAATGACAGGACATATGGAGATGAAACTGATGCTTTTTATAAGAAAATAGAAGGCATACAGGCGGTAAAAACATATGCGCCACCTTTTCTAAGCAACCCTAAGTTCGTTGCTAAAGAAGACATAATCATACCTAAAGGTGAAACTATGGATGTTACCCTATGGTTTAATGAGCGTGATGGCAGAAGAAATGCAAGCATATGTATTAAGCCCGCAGAAGATAAAGGCCAATACAGCAAAGCCAAGGAAGACATAAAAACTATAGAAAGCGTTTTTAATGAGGAAATCATAAAGGACGAAGACATACCATTTTAAGGAGGAAACATGAGTAAATACGACCCTGACTATTATGATAAAAATAAAGACAAAATGAAAACTAGTAATAAAATGTGGTATGAAAAGAATAAGAAAGCTATTCTTACCAAAATGCGTGAGCAGCGCCTTAATAGAACTGAAGAAGAGGTTATAGAGACAAAGCGTAAGCGCAAAGAATATTACGAGAAAAACAAGGATGCATTTTTGTTAAATAGTAAAGAGAGATACATAAAACAAAAAGAGAAAATGGCCGCAATGGAGGCAAAACTAAAAGAACTGGAGGCAAACAATGATAGAGAAGATTAAAGAAATCTGTTACAATGCACCTGACTGGGTACAAGGAATAATGGTTGTAAGCGCAATCGCTATTTTTTGGGATTTAGTCTTATAATTTTTCATTTATATGGGGGAGGGTTATCACTCCCCTCCCCTTCCCTCCCCTCCCTTTTCAATATACGAACACAAATATTTGTATATTAGAATATTAATACATACTAATATAGGCCTATATAAGTATATTAGAATATTCTAATATTTATTACTTCTGATATATAAAATTAAATAAAAATAATTGTATATTTATTTAAAATCATGATATCGTTTCTATATGAAACTTAATAAAAGAGGTAAAAAATGAAACACAAAAAACTAAAATATAATTTAGATTTTTTAATTAATAATAATCAAAATAAAATTCTTGATTTAATGGGCAACCCTTCACCTGAAAAAATAATAACTTTAAAAAAATTATTAAATGATTATGTTACTTTCAAAGTAGCTAAACAATCAGGGCTAGAATCAATTGAAGGCGGTGAAACTTTTGAAGTTAACCACACAGAAGGGGGTGAAAAATGACAAGCACAATTATATATGAAGGGCCTAGTCTAATAGATAACAAACCTATAATTGTTATATATCAGCCGCAAGGCCGAAACCCTAAAATCGGAAATATGGGGCAAACTTGGATTATTAGAAGTGACATTGACCCGATAACCGCAAACCGCACGGGGCAAGATTATTCTATATGCGGAAATTGCCCGCATAAAGGAATAGTTGACCCGCAAAAAACAAAAGGAATGGCGGCAAAGCGCTCATGCTATGTCAACCCAATGCCGATTTTAGCGGTATATAAAGCCTACAAGAAGGGCAATTATAAAAAGCTAAATTATGGAAATAATCTATACCCGCTTGCAATGCTAGGGGCGGGGCAAGATATTCGCATTGGTTCATATGGTGACCCTTCAGCCGTTCCCGCTAGTGTATGGCACGGCCTTCTAAGGTGGGCAAAATCTCACACGGGGTACACTCATCAAGCCAATATAAAAACATCTTCATATGATTACATTAAAAATATATTAATGACATCATGCGAAACACTAGAGCAAGCCCGCAAGGCATGGGATAGAGGCCTAAGAACCTTTAGAACCATTCTAGATATATCAGAAATATCAGATAATGAAAAACTATGCCCCGCAACCATTGAAGGCTCTAAAACTACATGCGCAAAATGTAATAAATGTAATGGCGATAATACCTTCAAATCTATTGCCATAGTAGTACACGGCAACGGGGCAAAATATGCCAGGGGGCAAGCATGAGAAATATGAATTCACAAGCCGAAGATTTATTTAAAAAGCATAAAAGAAATCTTAAGAAACTTGAAAAAGACTTAAAGCCAATTATTGAAAATTATATTTCATATTGTAACTGGGTCACCTTAGAATATTTGACAAGTGAAGATGATAAATTTTATGCGGTTCATGACGGCTTTATTAGAAAAGAGTTAATTTATATGGTTGAAAATATAGTTAGAGAAATACACAAAGATGATGACCGCAGAAGGGGCAAGCATAACCAATGATTGAAATAATAGAAATTATATTAATAACTATGGTAGTTATATTTTTAGCTACTGATTAAAAAATATATGAAAATAAATGTTTTTTTTATAAAAAGTATGTTACTTTAATTATATGAAAACAAACAAAATGGAGAAAAACAAAATGAAAACATTAAATAAAAAAAATCTAGAGCGTATCAATTATCTTTTATTGGAAATTAAAAGAGACACAAAATTATCTTGTACCCTAGGCAAAGAAGGCGCTGCTTTTTGGTTTGCTGCTGCGTGCGGTTATGATTGTGATTTTAATACTATTGAGTTGTATGAAGATTTCGGAATTTGCGCACAACTTCAAGAAATCATTGAAGACAATATCGCAAAAAAATCTACATTAGAAGAATGGCGAAAAAATGCTTGGGATACATATTATAATCAAAAAGCAAAAGAGAAAAAAACCGCTTAATTCATAGCTAACTAGCCCGCAAATATAGCGGGCTTTTTAGTGTCTATCTATATTAGAATATCCTAATATTCTTATACAAGTAAAATAAAAATCTGAAGGCGGGGAAAAAGCCCTAATGCCTTATTCTATATACACATATAATACTATAACAAGCAATAATAGGCCTTTTTGAGGGTTTTACAAATCACACGCACACAATACTAGGTTAGGAATAATAGTTCCTTATAGCACACACACAGCCATTTTATAGCCAATTCAGTATATAATAATATGCTTATATAGCGCACAGAATAACAATCACAAAAATAAATGAAAAACAATCTTGTATTTTGTATATATTTATGCTAGGCTTTATTAGTATATTAGGAACTACTAATATTCCCTTCCCTTCCCTTTTTAGGATAGCCTTCCCTTCCTTCTTTAGGCTAGCGCCATAATTAAACAATAATATTCTAATATTATTAAATTCTAATATAAGCAATCTCTAATATAAGCAAACGCTAATATTAATACATCAGTATATTCAGATGTTCTTATATACTAAAATAAATATTGACATATAGATACTTGGTGATACAATAGGTGGGTGGGTGGGACAAAAACGCTAGTGATGTTCCACGTGAAACATTAATTAAAATAATTGTTGACATTAGTATAGATAGTAGTATTATATACATATACCAGGAATTAACCTGGTGAGGTAAAAACATTATGAAAAATACAATAAAAAACTTCTTAACTTTCGGACTCTATAATAGAGTTTGTGAAGCTGAGAAACAGTCTCAAAGTTATTACTCTGAGCTAAAAAGAAGTATCGAAAAAATAGATGTTGACCAGGCTATAGACGCTGCAATCGACAATGCATCTATTCTGACTGATAACAACTTTAGTCCTAGTGATTATGACTTAGTATCTTCTGATGATTATGACTTTGATAGCTTTGTTACTGATGATGATGTCGTTGACGAAAGTAGAGTTGAAAGGATAATTCAAAATTACTTAGAAGACTATCACGATGCTGAAGAGATGGACACAGCCATCAAAGAAGGTATCGAGGATGCTCAAGGCGAGCTTGTTGAAAGTATGGTCAAAAAAGTATGTAAGGATATGCTTATTGACTGGTGCCAAAGAACCGCAGAGGCGGCAAAATGGTACTCACCAAGTAAACAGGAAGAAACAGATTCATCTAGCGATAACAGCTAGACTTCCTGGTCCTGGGCATGACTATAAACGGCCCTAACCTTCCCTTCCCTTTATAAAATAAAAACCAAATCTAATCTTGATATATTAGCGCCCGCTTATATTAGAATATTAGAATATTCGGATATTATTATATATAAAAATAAATCTTGACATATGGTTATTCAGGAAGTATCATAGGTGGGCGGGCGGGATAATAGAGATATATAATAGATATATATACATATATATATAGATACATATATTAAAATAAGTGTTGACATTAATATAGTATTTGCTATTATTAAATCATACCTGCAATTAAGTAGGTGGAGAAAAACAAAATGGCAAAATTAATGGACACTACAAAAAAATATAATGTAGAACTAGACATATCCGAGCAACATATAATCTGTAATGCTTTGAACGCATGGGAGAAAGCGGGGCATACAGAAGGATACGAAGAACTATATAGAAGTATATACAATAAAATACAGTCAGTATTTCATAGATATGCTCAGGAGGTAAATAAAAAATAAGCCAGGCACCTAGGCAAGTGCATAAACTGCCTAATATTATAATATAAGAATATGCTAATATGCCCTGGGGGTGCGACCCCCCATGCCCACGCGTGATTATATATATAGTCCCATCCATATTCTCTTGGGAGATATAGAGTGTATATACGATAACACTACATCTTGTATATAAATCAAAGATGTAATACAATTACTAAAAACAATGAGAGACAATACTATGCAAGACAAAACAAGAGACTTATCGATATCAAAGGTTTACAGAATGAAAGACCTATACAATGTTACTAGTGCGAAACCATCAACAATCTATACATGGATAAGAGAGGGTTATTTTCCTAAACCTAAGAAGATGCAACGCATTTCAGTTTGGGATAAAGATATTATTGATAATTGGGTAGAAGAAAAATTAAAAACTTAGTGGTTGGGTTAAGGCTACTTCAACACAAGATGTGCTAATTCAATCTAACAAAAACACAAGATAGGGTTGTTTTTAGAAAAAAAATGACTACAATGGGAGGTGGATAACTATGTCTACTGAAAACCAAAGAATAGAAGAAATCATATCCACCTTAAAAAAGCGCCAAGAAACAAATCGTTTAAACTATTATCAGCCCTATAGGTTTCAGACTAATTTTCATGAAGCAGGCAAAGAAGCTAATCAAAGACTTTTGATGGCGGCCAACAGGGTTGGCAAATCATTTGTAGGCGCAATGGAGATGGCTATTCATCTTACAGGAGAATATCCTAAGTGGTGGAAGGGAAAAAAATTTAAAAACCCTATAAGGGCATGGGTATGTGGCGCCAGTAACGAAACCACTAGAGATATCTGTCAAAGAGAATTATTTGGGCAGCCCGACAACCCGAGAGATAGAGGGAAAGGAAGTATTCCTAAACATCTCATTGGTGAGACTACAAGGAAACCTGGAGTGCCAAATGCGCACTCGTCAGTCCTTGTTAAACATAAAAGCGGTGGGTGGTCTAGGGTTGCCTTTAAAGCATACGAAATGGGCGCAGAAAAATTTATGGGGGAAAGTATCGACCTAGTATGGCTCGATGAGGAACCTCCACAAGATATATATTCACAATGTATTACTAGGACTCTTGATAAAAGGGGCCAAGTCTATATGACATTTACACCTGAATCAGGCATGACAGAGGTTGTACAGAACTTTACATCGAATCTGCAACCGAAGCAGTCATTAATTACAGCGGGTTGGGAAGATGCAGACCATCTAACACCTGATATGAAAGAGCAGATTTTGCAAGCCCTACCACCTCACGAGAGAGATATGAGGTCAAAAGGCATACCAATGATAGGGAGTGGATTAGTTTTTCCTATAGATGAGGATAACTTGACCTGTGAACCATTTACGATACCCCCTCACTACCCTCGTATCGCAGGTCTTGATTTTGGATATGACCATCCTACAGCAGTAGTTTGGTTAGCATGGGATAGAGA